AGATTCCATGCATACGACTTAAACATTATTTTTTCTCCTTTTGTACTTTCTTGTATTACTAAGTGGACTTTTTAAATCCTCTCTTCAACTTTCTATATTAATTATACTGAAATTTTCAAAAATTTTCAAATTTTAGAAGTCTTATGTATTTGGCGGCCGAGCCATAAAATTTACGACCCGGCGCCATATAAATACAACCCTACGTTTACCCGTACAGACCCCTACAAACCGGCGCCAAGTTATATTTATAAACTCCATAGTGCGTGCAGTTTCAATCACGCGCATCCCACGTGGATTCAACGAATCGTAACTGAGGTAGCTTACGCGGATTTGTGTCTGGCATATAGCTTCTGTCCGTCCACCGCCGCCTTCTGTGGTGTCTCCCCACTGCTTTCCACTACAAGGGCTCCTATTGTCTTAGTGACTTTTAATGCTTGTCTACCTATGGAGAACTTTTAGGTCAGTTAACCGCACATCTTTTTTATATCTCCCTTTTGCTATAGATATGGTGGGATTGAGAGGGTTCAAACCCCTTAAACCTACAACTCAATGTAAATCCATCCTTTCACAAGGCAATCCCATGAAATGCCCCGCCCTATTGCCTATCCATTTCACGGGTGAAACCGATAGTATGCTCATGCGAGGTCTTTGGGTTATTGTTCCACTATCAACTACTTACAGGGTCCTCTTACCCAAGCCTTTTAAATGCGGCACAACCGCACAAGAAGAACATCTCGTTCTCGTTCCCTCTGCTCCATTTATAACACGGCGCGGACTTGAGGTGGGTGGACCTCTGCAGAGGCCCAACGCGCCTTAATCATTATAGACTGCTGTGTATCACTACATGAGACGGCTATAACTAGGCTTATCCATAATAGGCGTTCGATGGCGTACTTTCCATCTTATCATGGGTTAACTTCACCCAAAGTTTTATCGTCTCGCCTTCAAAATCTATCTATGAATCCAACCAATAATTCGAACCTCTGATGGACTAAGTTCCCAATATCTCAATTCATCAGCAAGCTCCAAAAAACAATTTACTCTATTAATAAGTGACTGAAGTGGATTTTCCATATAATGCTTTGATACATCTTCCCACACTACATCTCTAGCAATCCATTCTTTTTCCATTGCTTCAGCATCTTCTACAGTTTTATTATCTCGAAGATAAAGAAGAGCATCAGCTAAATTAAACCAATGAACCTCTGGTACATAATCAATTTTGCTGTCACAATGGTTCTCGAACTTCTTCTGCATTTCGTTTGACACATCCATCGGAAGTCCTTCATGAAGTGAAGTAAAAACAGGAAAATCGTAGGTTTCTTCAAACTCAAGAACTGAAAACAATTCATGAGTTCCATTCCACCACCACAAATCAACTGGTTTTAAGTCACCATTTTCATTTATTGTATATACGTCAAATTTTTCCCATTGACCAAGTTTTCTATTATATATTTCTATGTAGAAAAATGGACTCATACTCATAGAAAAAATCTCCTTTCTTTATTTTCTATATATATTATATCAGAAAATTCAAAAATTTTCAAATTAGTAGCTTCCAAACCACTCATTTATAGTGGATTCTGCAAATCCCATGGCCGCAGCAAAACATTTACAAAGGTCATAATATTTTTCAATAGAGAGCAACTCATCATTCTCTTCTCCATAAAGCTGCCAAGTACAGTCTACAGATTCATTATATTCAATATCTCTATCATCTCTTAACCAAAATTCTATCGAACCTATATTTTTCATTTACTTCCTCCTATAACATTTATCCCAGTACTTAAGCCACTTCTCAAGAGTCGGAAAACGCTTTTTAAATTTTTCTGATTTATTCCTTGACTCATTATACCATATAATGGCTTCTTCACGAGTCATACGAGTCTTATAGTCAGTAATATCCCAGCTTTCTGTCATCTTCTTATGCTGAAGGCGCGCGGGCATATCTTCGTTATCTTTTATGCGCCGGCGCACTCTACGATTGGCAATCTGCTTTCTTGATTTTTTATCACCAGTTTCTTTCGCAACAGGATTCTTCTTATAGCTACGGCTCATTTTCGAAACACCTTTCTCATTATCTGACCTTCTTCGGTTCCAATTAATCCTAAAAGATACATAACTTCAATCTGTTCTTTAGAATAACATATCATAATTTTAAGCAAACCAAAGAAAGCATATATACGTGCTATTATATTCTTCATTAAAACTACTCCACTTCATACTTCTTCTTGCGAGCAATTCTATTTACATCAAGCTTAAACTGATGAGCATACTTATATTCCTCAGCGGGCCAACTAAACAATACATTAGCTGGAGTAATAGTATCTTCTCCTACTCCAATTGTACCTACAACAGTAGCATTGTACTTATTAATCAGAATATCAATATAGTCAGTCAAAGTTTCAGCGCCAAGTACATCGGCACACTCGCGCCAACCCGTCCATGTATGAACGTCTGCAACATACCATCTCCTGGAGCCTCCTTGCCATTCGTCTACCTTTAAAATAGCCATAAAATTCTCCTTTCTTTTAATTGGCGGAAGGACGGGGAATCGAACCCCGACAACTTACGTTGGACGGATTAGCAATCCGCTGCGATACCATTACGCCACCCCTCCAAATAAATGGGCAATTAGCCCAGATACTTCATAAAATCTTCAATATACTTTCTTGCATCTTCTTTTGACTTATAGAACATAACACAATAATAATTACCACCCTTTGTGGCTATTTCTACATCATATCCAATCGGTTCCCAATTGTCTTCTTTTCCACCAAAGTGTTCTTCAATATATAACCCTTCGATTTCTGACGTTAGAATGGCACCATCATTATATAAAAACCATTTATCCATAATATTCTCCTAAATATTCTTCTACATTAACTATATCTCTATAGAGAATTGATACTTTTCCATAACACTCATCCATGTGTAAGTGTCCACAGAACCAATGGATGAAGTCTGTACTCATTCGAATTATTTCAAGATTATTGCTTACTTTACTTGTTCGATAACCAAGTCTTGTCTGCATTGTTATGCCTGCCGGCGCATCGTGAGTAATAATGAAATCTACTTTCCAATCAGCTTCATCAAGATGGTTATATGCGTTCTCCCATTCTGCACTTGAAGGAATTTCTTGTGGCCACCACCACTTATGAATATCATAGTCTTGTGTACCAGTAGCAATTCCTCTATCAGTAGACATCGCGCCACCCATACAGAAATAGGTATGCCCATCTATATTATAAATTTCGCCATTCATTAAGCGAATAATTGAATTTCCTATTCGCTGTACTTTTCCACCATGCCATTCAGAAATTGGATAAGTTTCCCATCTATCATAATTCTCATGGTTGCCAAGTACAACCAAAGTAGTCCATGGGCAACTATCATACCACTCAAGTAATTTAATTTCATCTTCCGCCCAACACCAATCATTAGTGTTTGAACCTATACTGCGCCCGAGCGGTTCATAATTCCAAAGCAAACCAAAATCGCCACAAATTAATACATAATCTTCTTTTGTTAAATTCGCACGGCCAATTTTACAATCGGTTCTTAAATTTCGTAATTTATGTATATCGTGAGTACCATGAGTGTCTCCACAAATAAATAACATTTATTTTTCTCCTTTCTTCATTCTATAATAATTATATCAAAATTTTCTAAAAATTTCAAATTTGCAAATAAAAAAGGAGAGAATTTATCTCTCCAAATTCCTAATCTGTCGTTCCAACTTCCTTACTACCCCAGGACAATCTTCGTGCTTTCCTCTGGCTTTAATCATCTTCAGTCTAGTTTCTAAAATCTGTTTCTTTTCGCTTTTCTGCATCGTTAATAATCTCCACAAATAAAATAGCTTTATCTTCCAAATCATCTACCTTATAATTTGCCTGCTCAAGCAAATCAAGATAAGTAGCCCAACTATTAACAATTATCTTATAAGTTTTTTCAATATCCTGCTTTAGCTTTTCTTGTTCCTTGCGCCGAGCCTCTTTCTCTTTCTGAACTTTTTCTTTCAGTTCTTTTTCAGCTGCAACGCATTCCTCAACAGTTAAATACTGTTTACCCGTAAGTTCACTATATATAATCATATTTTGCCCTCCAATAATTTCTTAATCAAATATACAGCTAAGAGACTTTCACCTTACTCTAACTACCTTCAGATATATTCGGTCAATGGGGAGATATGTCCGAGGATTAAGGAGCGACCCTAACCCAACATACCCCAGCTACAATTCCGCCACGTCCCATAGAAGATTGATTACCTCTAGCGTTCACCCACCTTACGGCATCAATAAAGGAACAACCTTTTTCCTTGACTCTACATACTCGCGTTGTCTTGAGCTACTTGCGCATTGCATACAAGCCTTATACACGGATTTCTCCGCTTCACGACAGAGGAGATTATTGGTATTTCGAAGGAGTGGATACAGTCACCAACTAAATCCCTAACTCCGATTCAGCGTTGGGTATTAACCACCGCCTCTATTGTTCTCCCGACTCGCATACCACCTTTACCTGCGATAGCTAAAGCGCCACAGCTTAGGTTTGGGGTTCCACCCGCTCCGCCGCATCGGTCACCCTTTGCGACACAGACCACTATCCACACGTATCCGTGCTTCGTCGTGCTGACCTATCTACCGCGCCTCAGCAAGCTGGTTCAGCTTATCTTCACTGAGTTCTTAGTATATATTTGATTAAAAAATTATCAAGGTACATTGTAAGTTTAGTCGAATCCAGCTTCGCCACGGGGAGGCACTTACATGAAGCCATTAAAATTAAGCCTTAAGGTCAGCCAACCGCTCATCCTTATCCAGAACATTTGCTCACCTGGTCGGTGTGTCGCGTGTTCTACGACTATTGTTAGTTAAACCTATCGTTCAACAGACTTTTTTAAAAGGAACTTCCTGGCTTTATCGTGAGGATATTATTTGCATGCTTACATCTTCTCCTCAATAAACCTGTCACGCGCATTGCACTCGCCGCTATCGTTTACACCAATAATGCTTGTTTGCATTGCTCCTTACCGTATAGGTTTTCACTAGCTCTCTCTCGCTTCACAAGGGCTTGAGACCTTCAAGTAGTGCAATTTACTTGGCACGATTACGCTAGTAACGAGAGAGGGCGGAAGAAAGGAAACGAACACCGCCCTCTCATATCTAAAGTCGATTTATTTCTCAACCTTATATATATATTATAACAAGATTTTCAGAATTTTTCAAATTTTCTGTTCTCAACTTTCCAAAAATTTTCTCTCTCAACCTTATATATATATTATATATGAATTTTATAAATTTTTCAAATTTTCAATCTATCTGATGTGCAAAATAAATTGTGTAACTGTTATAGGTTCGAGTCATATAGGTCCAATCATCTTCAGTACAGAATTTAACAGGATAATGACCACATTTTTCTTGCCAAATTCCATTTCGAAGAACCTTGAAATGAAAGTCATAGTCTGGAACCCAGTCTTCTCCGCTTTCATATCGGCAATAGCCACGAAAAGCAATTAACTCTTCATCATTATGAACTTGTGATGGAAAAAGTATTTCACGAACCTCTCCTTCAAAATCTCTCAGAACTGATTCAGCAAGACTTTCTGCATACATATCTGCAACCTCATCACAGCTATAACCAGATTCAATCATTTCTATCATCCAATTATCAATATAACCGACGTCTGAAATGAAGTCTTGCTCAGGGTCATACCACTCCTCGACATTGAATGCGAAGCTACCACAATTGGCACACTCTGGATTGTCTTCGAAATAATTAGGGTCTGAATTTTTGGTATATTCCATTACACCCTTCCTCTGTCAACGCAAACTTCTCTTGAATAGATAATAATTGGATTGTCATAACTATCATGAATATAAAAAGAAATATTTTTTTCTGCCCATTTTTGTATCAGTGCCACCATTTCATTAAAAGCTTCAGTTGCTTCCCTCTTTTCTCTTTTATCTCTCTCTGCAACAATCTGCTTTTCCAACTCTTTTAATTCAAGGTCGGTCATTTTAGTAATTTCTTCGTACATAAGTCGCTCCTTTCTTCACTTTATATTATAATTATACAAGAAATTTTAAAAATTTTCAAATTTATTTTTGATACGTTTTCGGCGCCGGCGCCACTGAAAACCATCATGGGATTGATTTTCAAAAATCTTCCTTTTTATATATAACGCGCGCGTAAATACCATAAAATTTAAAATAAATCAAATTTTCTCTCCAAATTTGAAAAATCTCTAAAATTTTGATATAATATATATAGAATGAAAAAAGGAGGAATTTATGGACGAGTTCAAAAACGAAACTCCGACTTATGATGAAGTAGTCGGAACGATAATGTCAAATGTAATAGTCGAATGCCACCGATGTGGAAAAATTATTCTTTGGGATTTCCAAGAAGATAATGATTGGGACCGACTTTATTTTAATGTGGCTGCAATTGTGGCAGATATGGATAGAGAACCAATATATCTGCAAATGCCATTTTGGAAGTATGTTAGAATGAAGTGGAAAAGACGTAAACAACGTAAGAATCTTCGTTATTTAAGTCGCTCCCGCGCCGAAGACATACCATATGAGAATAGAACTTCAGTTTACATACTGATGGACTTTATCCGCAATTTCTACAATTTGGATAAAGATTATTTCAAAAAAATAAATGATGAATATTATGGGTGGTATTAATGAAAATAGTAGTTATTAATGGTAGTGGAAGAGTTGGTAAAGATGAGTTTGTGAAAACTTGTCAAAGAATCAGACCCAATGCAATCCACAATATTTCAATGATTGATGCGGTTAAAACTCAGGCTCGATATTTTGACTGGCATGGAGAAAAAACTGATAAAGCAAGAAGATTTTTAAGTGACCTTAAAGATGCTTGGGAAAGATATAACGATGGTCCTTATGATTCTATAAAGTGGAGAATTGATGCCATCAAACACTTGGTTCAATTAAAAGACCATTCAACTGATGACCTTATAATTTTTGTCCATGTTCGTGAACCCGATGATATTGAAAGGTTCGTAAAAGACTATAATGCTTTTACTTTACTCATACGGCGCCCGAGCGTATATAAGGTGTATGGTAATCATGCTGATGATTGCGTTGAAGATTGGGGCTATGATATGATTTATGATAATGAAGGTAGTCTTGAAGATATGGAAGAAGAAGCTCGAATGGTTTTGAATTATATTGATAGTAATGCAAAGGAGGCTCCAGAGGAGGAATAGATGAATTGTATAATTGATGGATATGACTTTTTCAATATGGAAGCTATGAAATACTACTCTGTACCTGTAGGTTGGAGCGCTGAAAAGAAAAAAGAAAATGCAATGAATAAGATTTTCAGTGGTGAATGGTATGGAGCGCAAAAGAGAGATGGAATATTCATGTTGTTTGGAAAAGACATGGATGGAAATATGTATCTGCGCCCGCGCAGTAGAAATACGAAAAAGGAATTTATCAATAAAATAGATTGGGTTCCTCATCTTCATCCATTCTTTGAATCGATTCCAAATGGTACAGTTTTTCTTGGAGAACTTTATTTGCCAAGAGATGAGCAGGCAAAAACAACCACTTCAATTGTAAATTGTTTGCTTCCAAAGTCACTTAAACGTCAAGAGAAAGAAGAAGATAAGCTTCATTATTATGTGTTTGATATACTTGCTGACGAAGGCGAATCACTTTTAAATATGAAAGCGATTGATAGATTTCTTTTACTTAGTGATTACAGTAAGAAATATCATGGACAGTATACAGAATGGGCAGAATATAAATCTGGGCAAGAGCTTTGGGATATGCTTCAAAATTTACTTGCTGAAGGATACGAAGGAGTGGTTATTACTTACGAAGATGCGAAGTATGACCCAGGTAAAAGAAGTTCGAAGATTTCGTTAAAAATTAAGAAGGAACTTCAAGACACAATTGATTGCTTCATAATGGGAGCCAATGCCCCAACACAGGACTATACGGGCAAAGAAATTGAAACATGGCCTTTCTGGTTTAACGAACTCACCAATACGAAGGTTCTTGAGCCTGACTTCCTCAAAGATGAACATAAGACAATCTATCAGGCTTACGAAGAGGGCGCGCCGGTCATTCCAGTTACGAAGAATTGGTTCTTTGGTTGGGCAGGCTCGTTCAAGCTCGGCGCCATGAAAGATGGAAAGGCTGTACAGATTGGTAACTTGAGCGGTCTGACAGATGAAATGAAAGAGAATTGGAAAGATTATATAGGTAAAGTATGTGAAATTAGCTGTATGGAAATCATGACCAATCAAGATGGAACTCAAGGACTTCGTCATCCGAAACTGATATGTTTTAGAAATGACAAAACTAAAGAGGAGTGTTTGTGGGAAGATGTCTTTAAATAAAAACTATTGGCAAGAAATACCTCATATAAAACAAAATCCTTCAACCTATCATCTCAGATGTCCAAGATGCGGGAAGACTTTTACAATGGCTCGCAAATGGGGTGTATGGAAAGGGTGTCCAATATGTTGGATAAAATTAGGTTACAAGAATGGAGAATAAAATGATGTTAATAATGGCAATTACATTTGCTTTTGGCGCATTGGTCTGCTACGCTTCGTGTGTAGCAGCCGCCCGCGCAGATAAGCAATCAGAAGAATATCTCAGATTAAAAAATTTAACTGAGTATCATAGGACAAAAAGAACGGAGGAATATCATGGAAAACATTTCAAAGACGAGTAAAACTGTGATTGAAACTGTGGATAAACCTGTACAATATGGCTGGATTTGTCCAGTGTGTGGTCGAGGCAACTCACCATTTACATCAACTTGTCCTTGTAAACCAATTGACTGGAAAATTACCTGTGGTAATATGTATACGTCAGCAGTAGAACATTATAACAAATGGGGTGAATATGAAACACGTTGAACTTTCGCAAGATGAAATTAAACAACTTATTGCAGAGAAATATGGAGTTAATGGACACATTATTCTAAACTCACGCAATGTAGAATATAAAAAGAAAGATACTCCAAAATCAAAATATAAAACCGAAGTATATGCTTCGTTCTGGGTGGAAGAAAATGAATGATAAAATAAAATATGTAGGACCGAATTTTTTTGAACTATTAACACTTGTATTTATTGTATTAAAGCTACTTGGAAAAATTAATTGGTCGTTGTGGTGGGTGCTATCACCTATGTGGTTGAGTCTTGGTGCCGCGATTATAATTGCGATTATACTATTCATTCATGAAAAAAACGACGGAATTTAATCCGTCGTTTTTTATTTAGCTTATTTTGTAACTTTTCCCATTTCAGAAATTGTGTTCGCACCTATAATTCCATCTACGGCTAATTTACGAGCAGTCTGGAATAACTTGACATATTTAAGAGTTCCATCTCCGAAGATTCCGTCAACAGCACAAACCTCTTTTCCAAAGTACCAATTCAAAAACTTCTGTAATTCTTTTATTCTATCACTTACTTCACCATATCTTATTACCATAGTGGTATTAACTGAAGAGTTGAATCTGTGAACTCTCTTAAATCCTTTATATCTTAAAGCACTTAATGAAGTAACTCGAATAGAATTGTTCCATTTAGTAGAATTACGCTTATTATCATCTCCGCCACTAGCTTCTACTATCTTTCCATTACCTATATACATTGCTACGTGAGTATCATTACAAAGTACATCACCTGGCTTTAATGTAGATTGTGCAGGATGTCCTAAGTTAGTAAACAGAGAAGACTTGTCATATCCACTTCCTTTGTTAAAGTCCCAAGAATTTCCATGCTGGCACATATCTAAAGCTTTTGGAATACATCCACCGTGCGCCCAAGCCGCGCCAATAAATGGGTTACAACAATAGGTAAATTTATAATCTAAAATACCGCTATTCTTCTTTGACTTTGGCTGAGTATCACAGAAGTAACAACCATTGTGGTGTGCATCTTTACCTTTTCCATAGTGGAAACGATTATCACCTGCAATCCACTTTGCCCATTTAATTGCATCTTCTATAACTTGTGCATTGGATTTAACAATTTTAAGAGAAGGTAAAGTTCCTTTATATTGAGTAGGAGTAGCTACTTGTGTTGGGGGTATAGTTACTTCTGACTGAGCTGGGGTTATTGGTGTTGGTGTTGGTGTAGGTACCGGTGTAGGTACCGGTGTAACTGTTGTAGGCGCCGGCGCCGTAGTCGTATCAACATTAATATAACTATGGTTCATGTCTACCACACCAGAAATTCCGTTAACTTTTCCAACAGAACTATATTGCCAAATTACATAGCTACCTTTATAAGTAACTTTTGTATTATATTGGGCAACCCATACCTTATAAGGTAACTTACTCATGTTCAGTTGTTTATTAAGCCATTCAGTACTTGCATAAATCATTGGCTCATAGCCATTTGCTTTAATTTCTTCACAGAAAGCTTTAATTGCCTCAGTACGTTTCGCTGCAGATAACTTTGTTGAATTAGCACGAGGAACTGGGTTTTTAGCATTAATATTTTCTGTATCAACAGCAATTGGATAAGTAAGCTTTACTCCTGCCTTTTTCAATTGTTTAATAGCAAACTGAGCTTCAGCTTTACCTTCAGCTGCATTAATAGCTTCAGTGAAGAAGTAAATACCTAACTTTAATCCAGCTTTATTTGCGCCTGTAATATGATTCATAAACATAGAATCTTCGCTGAGGGTGCCCGAGCCATATCCTCTATATCCACAACGTATAATAGCTCCTTTTACGCCAGCTGCTTTAACCTTATTCCAGTCAATTGATTTTTGTACGTAAGATACGTCAATTATTGTTTCACTCTTTGACATGTCTACTACGCTTGGAGTTTGAACAGGAGTAACTGGAGTTGGAGTTGGGGTTGGAGCTGGTGTTGCTGTAGAGGTAATTTTTGTGGTTGGATTTAATTGTCCATTTAACCACTTTTGGAAAGCCTTCATAGTAGACTTGCCCCAAATACCATCGGCTTTAAGACCTAAGAACTTCTGCCAAGCCTTTACTGTGCTTTGACCCATTATTCCGTCAGCCTTAACCTTAACTTTTTTCTGCATTTTCTTTACAAGTGGAGACCCCTTAGTTCCATACTTGATACTGATAGAAGAAAATGCTGGGTAATATTTACGTAAAGTTTTACTTTGACCACTAATTACACCGTCTATTGTAGTTCCAAAAACTCTTTGAGCAGCCTTTACTGTAGCAGGACCACCGATTCCATCTACGGTTAATTTAGTTGTAGTTGGAGTAGTTTTCTTTTCTGGTGTAGGGGTAGGAGTCACTGGCGCCGCGCCGAGTCTCTCTACAATCCACATTTGATAGACAGTACCTTTCATAGACCTTTCATAAGTATAATATCCATGAGTTTTACTATCGTGTCCTCTACCGCCGCTATCTTTTGTATAGAAATAGTGTTTTCCGTCTTTTACATAATAGTCGGTAAATGCTACATAGTGACCACTTGCAGTCCATACAGTTCCATTTGGCGCTTTACCAGATTTGAAAAGAATAATACCAATACGATTACCCTTATTCAATTCTGTCCACGCTTTACTCATTGGGTCACTAATACCAATATGAACTACTTTATAACCTAAGTGTTGTAAGGTTTTAGTAATTCCATTCCAGGTTGTACCCTGTCCTCTAATGGCAAATCCTTGTTTCACCATCCATGGACGAAGATTTTCTGGAGTCCAATTAGCATATCTTTGTTGCTCCATTGCGATGTGAGTACAAGCTACACAACCGCATCCACAACCTGACATAGTTGAACCCTTTGGATAAGCTTTTGAACCCCATCTGGAATCGTATTGCTTCCAAACGATATTATTCATCTATCTCACCCGCCTCTTCATCCATATCTTCATAGAAAACATCTCCGATATATTGAGCGCCACGCTCTGCTTTTAATTGTCTAGTAATGCCAGTACCAATACAACCTTCTTCTGTGTAGTCGTTATTATAATAAGTGCCACAGAATACGATGACAAAGTTAGCAGCAACAGAAAGAATACGATAGAGCAGATTAAGTCTATCACTTCCGAACTGAGCTACATCTGTTGCCATAAGTGCTGTATTAAAGCAAGTAGCAACTACTAAAATAGTACGGATTATTGTTCCTTTATTCATATGATTGTTCCTCCTTTTAAAAATTGGCTATAAACCCATTTCCAATATTTAAGTGGAAAAAGTAATTAATTGCTCTATTGAAAAAGACCCGCTATAAACGGGTCTTTTCGTATTCGGCGCGAGCGCCATCAACATATTACTTATTCATTTCGTTTAAAACTTTTTATGAGTCGAAGTGTTGGTCAGTTTAAAAATATGTTTAACTCTTTGACTCATATACAAGTGGGTTTTTGTGAATGGGGTTCAACTTTTTTGGGAATAAGTTGAACCTGAAATTTTCAGGGCAATAAAAAAAGACCTCCGAAGAGGTCTTAGATTGTTTTATTTCCATTTACCAATTGCATGTATATACCATTTAGTAGCATTTGAACCGGATGTACTACTAATTGCAAATACATTAATATTGGTTGCCGAGAGGGCATTAGTTTGAGTTCCAGTTAAAGCAAATCCGTTAGCTATATACGCAGTATAATTAGCTACTGGTGCGCTTATGAACAAGCCAGAAGGAAAACTTACAGATGTAGTATAGCCATATCCACCGAAAGCTTGTGCGTAATGAGAAATAGTTGCAGTATGGATTCCCCAACATTCGGCAATTCCGCTGTTCCATTTACGATAAGTCCAAATTCCACTTGTATCTGTTTCAATTACATAATCATCCTGCGTTGGTAAAGTCGGAGAACTCTCTTTTTTACAAAGGGTTAATAAATAAATTGTTCCTCGATTTTGTGTCGAATTTGTTGTATTATTTTGATATAAATTTACTGATGAATCTAAATCTAGGCCATCATCAAAAGATACCACAACACCTGTTACTCCCGTATTCCAACAAGCTATGTGTGCTACAATAGTATAGCCAACAGGTACACTTACATTCATCGTCACCCTGCCACCAGAATGAGCAGCAAGAGTACCGGAAACAGATTGCTGAGTAGCAATCACTTGTAAGTCTAACTTTCCACTATTTCCAACATATTCCACACCTTTATACATTAATTTACTCATATAATACTCCTTATGCTAAACCAAAAACAACAACACCAACATTCATATTTGCTCCAGCTGAATTATATTGATATAATGTAACCTTACTTGTGGTAAGTTCAGTAACACTTGTTGTATCATATCCACCAAAGCCAGGCTGGTCACAAAATGATATAGCCCACAATACTTGTGAAAAAGTACCCGATGGAAAAGTAATAGAAGACCTGCCTGTATTAGAAACAAGTTTATATCCTTTATATATTCTTAAATTACCTAATGAAAGAACCTGATTACTATATGAAGCAATTTCATTTTGCGGTATTCCATCTGTAATAAAATATACCGTTCCATTATTCTTTTCATCTTCAGTTAATGCATCATATTCAGCTTGAGTAAGTTCAACTGAAGGAGTCAATATATTTCCAGTAGAATCAGTTGCCTTTCCAGAAAAATCTACATTACCAGACCAATCTACCGTTAAGGCATTAGAACGAGCATCGTTAGCGGTACCATTACCAATTATGAAAGCATGGTCTGTTGCAGCAATAGAGTCTGCACTGCCCTGTGCTACATTATATTTACCAATTGCAGTTTGTGCCCTACCCTGAGCAAGTGTTCCCTCATTTTGAGAATGAGATGCTATTCCATATGCTACTGAAGCACTACCTTCCGCATGAGAATAATTACCATAAGCTATTGAGGCAGCCCCTTCTGAATGAGAAGCTACCCCTTCTGCCGTTGTAACCACTCCTTCTGCAAAAGCGTTTGCTCCCATAGTATATGAAGAATCTTCTGCAGCTGTATTAATTCCTCTAACCGAACCAGTCGTGCTTCCATTAACTAAATTTGAATTCTTACTTGAAAAAGTCGTACCACTTAAACTCAACCCGTTTCCTGCACTATATTTCGTATCTATCGCAGCAATTGTAATTGCCTTCGCCGACGTATTATCTGTCAAAGTTATATTTGACCCTGCTGCTAATGTTAAAACTGAAGTTGATGTTCCACTTCCGCTTCCACCTGCAGTTAACGTAGACGTAAATTTATGTGATGAGAGTGCTCCAGAAAGTGTATAAGTAGTATTGGTATTATTATCTTTTTGAATTACATATAAATTTCCACTACTATCTTGCTGAACCGCTCTATTGTTTCCACTCGTAGTATATCCAAATTTTATACCTACGTCTTCCGCTGTGGTTGGTACATTGAAACTAACTGCACCACTTGTTACATCAATTGCTGTATGCGCGCCAGCTGTGGTTTTAATAGAAGTAATTGTACCTCCACTATTTCCACTATCATATAAATTGAAAACGTTATCTCCAATTTTTATTTTCTTAATATCATTATAAGTCGCCATATAAATGTTCTCCTTTAACTCCTAAGTCGAACGTATACGGCCTCCGGCGGGCGGCCCTTCGGTCCTGTAAAAAATAAGTTGAACCTAGTTTTCACGAGGCAGGCCCGCGCGCCGTATACATTTTAAATTTATATTGAATGTGTGTGTCCTGGGTCAGTAATCGAAACTGTTGCACTTGTATTACCTGTGACATTAGGTACTGTAAATGCAGTTCCCAATGTAGGTGCAGACCCATTTGCTCCACTTTTCTTTGAAGAAACGGTACGTGCTGTATATTGAAGTGTTGGTGCTGTATGTGTATGGCTAATAGTTATATTCAATTGTGTTGAATCATTACCGTCTACTGCACCAGAAATTGATGCACTTCCACTACCAGCAGACCAACTTGTAATATCGTCACAAGCTATATCTTCAAATGCCCAAGTAGATGCGCTTCCTGCGCTTGTAACGTTTGGAATTGTAAAGGCTGTTCCAAGCGTTGTTTTTGTTGCGGTTGTGGAAGCGGTTATTCCGGTAGTTGCAGAACCAGTTGAAGATGGTACTGTTGGAATTTGATTAGTAAGAGCAATTATACCAGTTGCATTTGGTAATGTTAGAATTCTATCTGCGGTTGGTTCCCCACCTTGAATTGTATGTGAATGTACGGTACGACCAAATATTTTTATCTTTCCTTCCTTATTGGTGTCTACACCAACACCTTTACTATTACCTAAAGTTAAAGTAGCATTGCCAACTGCACTAGTAGTTCCGGTCTGAGCTTCATATTTAAAGCCTGTTGTATCATACTCTCTTGTTGCTGCGACAGTACCAGTTCCAACAATTGGATAATAGGTGTAACCTGAAGTTACTGCAGCAATTTGAAGTTTTTTATCTGTATTTGTATCCGTAAATTTCGGATTACTACCAACCTCAACTCCATTGATTGTATTAGCTTGTATATTATTAGTAAAGCTCGCACCACCATTAACCACCAAATCCCCAACAGTAGCCTCATCAATACTAACCGAATCTCCGAAACTAACGGGTCCTGTTACGGACCCGCCAGTTAATGGAAGTGCATTTTTATCTTTTATATTATAGGTTGTGCCACTAGGCAGCTTAACTTTACTAACATCTGCCATTTAACTCACCCCCTATTATGCGTTGCCTTTTGTTACGCTAACATCAGTTGTACTCTTAAGAACAGTAACCTTATCGTTAGTTCCAACAGTAATCTTCTGAGCTGCTGCTGTACCTGTACCAATACTTGTAACAGCTGTAACCGAATCGTTTTTATCAGCTGTAACTGTTGGTTTAGTTGAAGTAGCTGAACTAATTCCAGTAGCTACACTAACTACACCAGTACCAGCTGTCGCGCCAGTAGCAAGAGCAATTGTAGGTTGTGCAGTAACCTTAACACCAGTAAGTGCAGTTGCTGTAGACGGACTTCCAAGTCCAGTAAGCGCGCTACCAGAAGTACCAACTGTAACTCCTGTAACAACAGCATCACCCGTACCATTCTCATCAGTAGCACCCGTAGCAACAGTAACTGCTGTACCAGCTTTGGCGACTGTCTTATCACTTACAGAAACCGCAGTAACAATGTCACTACCAGTACCAGTTGAAGCAACAGCACCAGTAGCTGCTGTAATTGCGGTACCAAGAGTAACTTTAGAAGCAGTAGTTGCAGTTCCAAATACGGTATTAGTAGTAGTTACATCAGAACCATTACCTCCACCAATTATAAGAGTTTCTGCAGCATCACCGCTTCCCATTGTAAAGGTCCAAGTCGATTTATTCGCTGTACCAGCAGTATTACTACTTACAACTGGGACAGAAACATTTGTATTACCGGTCACATTAGGAATTGAAGTTGTAACCAACTTACTAGCTGTCTTTGTAACTTTTGAAACAGTTTCTGTTCCATTGGTAGGAACAATGCTAGTAGTTACTAAATTCTTACCAGTTTCAGCTGTAACTGACTTAACAAATGTATCCGTAGTTGTGTTCGGATAACCAGTTACTGCGGCCGCAGTACCGTTTGCACCTACGGCAGTACCACTAGCAGTAGCTTTTATATTTGTAGTTGAAGGTGTTACAGTAATGGTTGGAGTACTTGAAGTAAAAGTTGTGTCTTCACCAAGTACTTTATCTGCTGTGCCACCGCTAAAACTAACTGCAGATGGGTCATTCTTAAATGTAGTAGCTTCACCATATACCACATCAGTTTGTTTTGAAAGAGATACACCTGTAACCACATCAGTTAAATTAAGCTGCGTATCTCCAATTTTTTCCCAAAATTTACTACCCGCTGTTCCAACTGGTACATATTCATCATAAATATCAAGAGTTTCTGAACTTGGTTCTGTGCTAGATTTTACTAAATAAAATGCACCAGCTTGTGCATGAGGGGTTGTACCACTAATTTCTGCTGTTAATGTACCGGTATAATTAGTACCATTATATTTAACAACTACTCCTGCTGGTATATTAGCAACTACCGGTTCTGCTGTGCCATCCCAAGCAATAATAAATGACACACCGCCGCTAATCATCTGACGAGCTACGGCGTCTTTAATTTCATATGTTTTACCAGAAGGTAAAGTTATTTTACTAATATCTGGCATTGTATCCCTCCTAATTTCTATTCAAAATTAACGTCTCATCTTCTAATTCTCCAGTTATTTGCTCTTTTGCATCATCAACGTTAATTTTATTATTCCAAAAAACTTTTTCTTGCAAAGTCACATGTATATCATGGTCTTGTATATGAGCCATTAATATGTCTCGTGTTTTTTCATCTACAAAAGGTAAATCTTGTACATACGCATTTCCTGTTCCAATCTTTATATTCGGTATCTCTACAGTCTTCGTTACCTTTTCTCCGTATTCTTCAACCTCATAAGTCTTCACTTCATAATCTGTATATACAATAACTTCACCTGGCATTGGAACTAAATCACTCATGTTCCAATTCTCTGTAGTATCTCGTTTTAATTGTATTCTTGTATTAACCGTCGCACTCATACCTACCTCCTATATATTTGTGGTACTAGTGCCACAATCAAGTATCAAATCATCTAATCTTATAACCCTATCATCAA